TAGATTATCCAGAGCATATATGTGTGGCGTAGATCACATAGTTTATAAAAATAAACCATACGTATTAGAAATAAACGGAAGTCCAGGATCAGGTGCTGACTATGAAGGTTATCAGTACAAAGATTATTATTCTGATCCAGAACCATCAGGCAGAATAGATGGTGAAACTATGATGTCTTATGTAATTGATTGGGTTTCAGATAGAACTCATTGGGATAGACAATCACTTATAGAATGTGGTTGGTTAGAAACTATGGACGTAGATGAAATAGGAAAAGTTAGAGTTAAGTTTGATACAGGTAATGGTTCTCAAGCGTGTGCTTTACACGCAGATGAAATTATAGAATCAAAAGGTAAAATTGTAAAATGGAAATATGATGGTAAAATTTATTCTAAACCTAAATTTGGTACAAGTGAAGTTTTTAGATCAAATGCAACTAACGAACCATCTGAAACAAGACCTACCGTAAAAATGGCACTTACATTTAATGGATTTACATATCCAGATGTTGAAGTAGGATTAGATAGTAGACCTAGATCAGGTTCAGATTTATTAGTCAATAGAGATTTAATGCGACAGATGAATGTTGCTGTTAATCCTAATAGAACTTTTGTATTAAGTAAACGATTAAGACCTATTGAAAAAGAAGGAAAACAAGACAAAGTTGGATTTGAAAAGAAATAACATTGACATTGGCGTCAATGTGTGATATAACTATATTATAAGGAGAAATATTATGTCAAGTGAAATTAAGATATTAAGACTATCTACTGGCGAAGATGTAATTGCTAAAGTAGATGAAGGTAGTGGCGAAACGGTTGAGTTAAAAAATCCTTTCGTTATTATTCCACAACAAGCAGCACCAGGACAACCAGTACAATTAATGATGTCATTGTATAATGCGTATGGCAAAAAAGATACGGTTACAATGAACAAAGATAAAATTGTTTTTATGTCTGTGCCTAAAGATGAAATACAAAAATCTTACGAAGCAAATACAAGTAAGATATTAACACCTAAATCAAGTTTAATAACGGAAACAAATATACCTACATTAAAAAAGTGATAACGGTAAACTTTATACGGACAAATAATGATAAAGTCTGTGTTGAAGTAGAAGAAGGAACCACTTTAATGCAGGCAGCAAAACAGGCAGAATTAAAAGAAATCCCTGCTGATTGTGGTGGTAATATGGCGTGTGCTACTTGTCATATACATTTAAGTAATGCTTGGACACATATTCTTCCTATAAAAGAAAATGGTTTAGAACAATCATTATTAGAATATGAAAGAGGTTATATTCCAGGTGTAAGTAGATTGAGTTGTCAGATACAATTGACAAAAGAATTAGATAATTTAACGGTGAGATTAAGAGATAATGAACTTTTATAAAAGTGTAATAGAACATCACGGCAAACTTCTTGTTAGAGGTATACACGAAGGACAAGAATTTAAAGAGAAGATTGATTATAGTCCTACTCTTTATGCTATCTCACAACAACAAACAGAATTTAAAACACTAACAGGTCAAAATTTAAAACCAATTCAATTCGGTAGTATCAAAAAAGCAAGAGATTTTAAAAGAAATTATAATACAGATAATGCACCTATCTTTGGTATGGATCGTTATCAGTATCAATATATTTCTGATAATTATCCTGAAGATATACAATGGTCAAAAGATCATATAAAAATATTTACACTTGATATAGAATGTAGTGCTGAAAATGGTTTTCCAGATGTACAAAATCCAATAGAAGAATTACTTTGTATCACGGTTAAAAATCAATCTAACAAACAGATTATTACTTGGGGTACAGGCGATTATAAAACTGATAGATCAGACGTAACTTATATAAGATGTAAGTCAGAAAAAATTTTAATTATGGAGTTTATGAAGTTTTGGATGAAGAACTATCCAGATGTAATTACAGGTTGGAATACAAAGTTTTTTGATTTACCTTATCTATGTAATAGAATTAAATTACTTACAGACGAAAAAGTTGTAAGAAGATTATCGCCTTGGAATCTAGTAGGCACCGAAGAAATAACCGTAAGAGGTAGATCGCAATTGTATTATGATCTATATGGTATTGCAATGCTAGATTACCTTGATCTATATAAAAAATTTATACCAGTAAGACAAGAGAGTTATAAGTTAGATCATATCGGTAAAGTTGAATTAAATTTATCAAAAGATGAAAACCCTTATGATACATTTAGAGATTGGTATACTAAAGACTTTCAATCGTTTGTAGATTACAATATTAAAGATGTTGAAATAGTTGATAAACTAGAAGACAAATTAAAACTAATTGAATTAATCTTAAATATGTCCTATGAGGCAAAGATTAATTACCAAGACGTATTTTCACAAGTTAGATTTTGGGATACATTAATCTATAACTTCTTACGTAAAGATAACATAGTTATTCCACCAAAAGAAGATAATATAAAAGATGAAAAGTATCCTGGTGCATATGTAAAAGATCCACTCGTAGGTATGCACAACTGGATTGTTTCGTTTGACATTAACTCACTATACCCACATTTGATTATGCAGTATAATATTTCTCCAGAAAAAATTATTGGTATGAAATCAAATGGTATTACGGTTAATAAAATGTTAAATGAATCAACGCCTCTAACATATCTTAAAACTGAAGGTGCAACGATAACACCCAATGGCGCATTATTCAAAACTGATAGTGAAGGTTTTTTACCTAAACTATTAGGTAAGATGTATAATGATCGTGTATATTATAAGAAAAAAATGTTAGAGGCGAAAAGAAAATATAATAAAACAAAAAAACCTGAACTTGTAAAAGAAATTTCTCGTTGTCATAATATTCAATGGGCAAAGAAAATTGCATTAAATAGTGCTTACGGTGCAATCGGTAATCAATACTTTAGATATTATGATGTAAGACAGGCAATGGCGATTACACTTGCAGGTCAATTTGTTATTCGTTTTATTGAGAAGAATGTAAATGAATATATGAATAAGATATTAAAGACACACGATAAGATAGATTATATTGTGGCATCCGATACAGATTCAATTTATCTTACAATGGATAAACTTGTTGAACAAGTATGTAAAGATAAAACAAAAGAACAAACATTAAAGTTTCTAAACAAAGTTGTTGAAAGTAGAATAGAACCTTTCCTAGATAAGTGTTTTAAACAATTAGCAGAATATACTAACGCATTTGAAAATAAAATGGTAATGAAACGTGAAGTTATTGCTGACAAAGGTATATGGACTGCTAAAAAAAGATATATGTTAAATGTATTAGATGAAGAAGGTATTACATTTGACGAACCTAAATTAAAGATTATGGGTATTGAAGCAGTTAAATCATCAACACCTGAATATTGTAGAAAAAAAATTAAAGAAGCAATTAAAATTATAATGTCTAAACAAGAAAGTGATCTACATAAATTTGTTAAAGAAACTAAAGAAGAATTTTTAAATCTACCTGCTGAGGCAGTATCGTTTCCTAGAAGTTGTAATAATATGAAAAAATATTATAGTAGCAGTAGTGTGTTTATTAAAGGTACTCCTATTCACGTTAAAGGTGCGTTGATATATAATAATCAGATAAAAGAATTTGGGTTAGATAAGAAATATCCTATGATACAAGAAGGTGATAAAATTAAATTTGTTAAATTACTAGAGGCAAATCCATTTAAGTTTGATGTAATTAGTTATGTATCTGAATTACCTAAAGAATTTAAATTAAAAAATTATATTGATTATGAATTACAATTTGAAAAAACATTCCTTGATCCTATTAGATTTATATTACAACCTATAGGATGGTCACCTGAACCAAAGGCAAGTTTAGAGGCATTTTTTTAATGAATATAATAGAAGTAACATTGATAATTGCTATAAGTTTACATTGGGGATTTGCAACAGGTGGATTTTTAGCAATGAAAACTGATTGGTCAATACCTAGATTTATAATCATATGTTTATTAATGAGATATTTTATAATGAGTTATGGATATTAAAAAGAAATATAATATAATATACGCTGACCCACCTTGGCATTTTCAAAATTGGAATAATGATAAGGCACAAACTAATCCAGCAAATCATTATAAAACAATGACTATGAAAGATATAGAAAATTTACCAGTAGGTGATATTGCAGATAAAGATTGTGTGTTGTTTATGTGGTGTACTGATCCATTATTACATAAACAAATACCCATAATTGAGAAATGGGGTTTTGAGTATAAGACCGTAGGATTTACCTGGGTGAAGACTAATAAAGATAGAATTAAAAACTATTACTTTAAAGGACCAGGTTATTGGACTAGAGCAAATACTGAAACTTGTATATTAGCAACTAAAGGAAAACCAAAAAGAGAAAGTGGTAATGTTGATAGACTAGTTGTAAGTGAAAGACGAGAACATAGCAGAAAACCAGATCGAATCAGAAATGATATAGTCAAACTTTGTGGTGATTTACCAAGAATAGAATTGTTTGCTAGAGAGAGTTTTCCTGGTTGGGATGTATGGGGAAATGAGGTAACAAAGTGGAATTGACATTAGCAATATTTTATGTTATAATGATATACGCATTTATAGTATGGTTATTACGAAAGTGGAATAATGAAGATATTAAAAGATAGTGTAAACGATTTTTTTAAATGGGTAAAAGGTACCGAGTTAGTAGAACTTGACGACATAGATGTATCCGAGGATCCTGTTAGACCTGAATTAACTTTAGGTTTTAGAATTACACACGGCAGAAAAATATTTGGATTAAAATACGACAATGAAATAGAATCAATAATATGCGTTGCATTTTGTCCTGAAATACCATACACCGTAAGAGAAATGGATTATATGTCCAGAGTAAAAGATGGCAAGTGTGCTATTGCATATACGGTATGGTCTCGTAAAAGAGGTGCAGGTAGAGAGATTGTAAGTAAACTAGGCGAGTGGGCAAAGAAAAATAAGATGGAAAGACTAGTAACTCTATCACCACTTACACCTATGGCAACTCACTTTCATATTAAGAACGGTGCTAAACAAGTACATATAAATGATGAAACACAAAACTTTGAATATGACATTAAGTAATTACGTTGACGAAAACGGATTGCCTATTATGGATCAACTCTCTTTTGAGAGAATGACAAATGATATTGGCAAAGAACAATTTAGATTAGACTTAGCAGAATACATAGAAAAGAATAGACCTAAATTTCCTCTAAAGAAAATAACTTTAGATGATGTAAGAAACTCTTTTTATGATTTACAAAAACAAGATATTACAAAGTATTGTAAACTTGATGACAATAATGTTATGGAAAAATATAATGATTACAAATATAATTATAAAGATTATGGTCTAGGTATTATAGACGCACCATCAACTTATAATAATGTATCTAATTATTTTCACCAAGAATTAAGATTAAATTGTTCTAGTTATAGTTTCAAAGCACCTTTAGATGTATGGTACAATGGTACTGCAAAAGATATATGGCGTTGTCTAGGTCCTATCTGGCGAGGTATCAACAATATGAAGAAGGTTATGGTTGACGGTAAAGAAGAATTAAGAGGTGGTCAACTATCTGAAGCGAGTTATTTAAGTGCCTTTAGATTAGGTACATATATTGCAACTCAATTTAAACCTAATGTTGCTAAAACAATTTACCATTTAACCAATGCAAAAAGAGTTTTAGATACAAGTTGTGGATGGGGAGATAGACTTGCTGGTTTCTTTGCCTCGGACGCTGAGGAATATATAGGATGTGATCCTAACCCTAATACATACAAACAATATATGAAACAGATAGAAGTATATAATAGTTTTCTATCTAAACCTAAAAAAGTTAAAATATATAATTGTGGTGCTGAAGATTTACCTTGGGATGAAATAAAAGATATTGATTGTTCATTTACAAGTCCACCATATTTTTCTACTGAAGAATATAATAAAGGTGGTGAGAAAGAAGAAAATCAATCGTGGTTTAAATTTAATGAGTATGAGAAATGGCGTGATGATTTCTTTTTACCTGTATCTAAAAAATGTTTTGAAAGATCAAAACATACTATAATTAATATTATGGATCCACAAGTAAAAGGTAAAAGATATAGAAGTTGTGATGAAGTTGTTGATATGTTAAAAGATAATTTTGTAGGTCAAATAGGTATGAGAATTATGCAAAGACCTAAATCAGATAAACTATTTGAAACAGAAAAAGATAAACAAGAGTTTATGAATAAAACATTTATAGAAAATGTATGGTGTTTTTCTAAAGATAAAAATGTAGATTTATTTAGCACAGCAAGGAAAGGAACACTTGATAGTTTCTTTTCATAAATATTATGATGGCAATAACACAAGCAGATTACAACAACCTAAAAGAGTATTGGGACTATCAAAGAAAAGTTGAGTATAATAAAGAACAAATCTTTATGATGGCAGAAAAGTTTGAGGGTAGAGCATATAATGATTTTGGTCCTGTTCATATAGATGAAATAAAAGAACTCTTATGGAACAAAATAAAACCAGATGAATTTGAAGAACCACCTAGTGATTGGGTTCCTAAAAATGAGAAGTATAGATTGTGGAATGAAAATGAACCATTGAGAATTTCGCCTAAAGCGAGAAAAGTTGTATTAAGAGCAAGAAATACAATTGATAAAGTGCCAAATATATTAAATGATGATAACAATATTTAAAGGATATAATAATTACCTAACACATAGTTTTCCTGCTACGGAGCTTGACAATATTAAGAAAGTGTGTTATGATCTAGGTATCAAATGGTATACAATATCTTATAATGATGAGGAGATGAAAGAATATGAACAATTTTCTAAAAGACATAATTAAAGAAACAGGTAATGAATATGCTTCACTAGTTAGTGATGGTGTTGATTCGGCAGATGTAACAAGTTTTATTGATACAGGTTCGTATTCATTTAACGC